ACACTATCGAGCAAATAACCGAAGCAACAGGAATCAAGAAATTAGTAAAGTTTGTAGCAGGAGAGGACTGCGGATGCGATGAGCGCAAAAAGAAACTCAACGAGTGGTTTCCATATCGTCAACCTGAGTGCTTAACTGAGGAGGAATATAATTGGCTTACAGAAACACGAATCCTTGAAAAGGACACATTCAAACCAACTGAAGTAACAAGAGTAAGAGAAATCTATTCAAGAGTAATGAAAGTACGTTTAGAGCCATCCTCTTGCGCTTCTTGCTTTAGAGAAATAGTATTTAACCTACGTAAGGTTTATGACGCATACGAAGCCTAACTAAACACGGACACCAATGGCAAAAGTAGGAAGACCAAGAAACGTAGAAACACCTGAAGATATGTACAACCTATTCAAGGAGTACAAAACATACGTAAAGGACAACCCCCGCTACAAGTACACACTTAACCAAAGAAGTGGAGAAATGGTAGCAGAACCGCTTGAAGTTCCTTTGTCATTAGAAGGCTTCGAGGTATACATCTATCAGAAGAAAGGCTTTTTCATTGAGCAGTATTTTAAGAATCAAGGAGAGATTTATAATGAATTTGTTCCTATCTGTTCGTACATACGTAGAGAGATAAGAACTGACCAAATAAATGGCGGTATGGTTGGACAATACAACCCATCGATTACGCAACGTTTAAACGGATTGACTGAAAAAGTAGAAAGCACAGTTATTACTGAACAACCATTATTTAACGTAGCTGATTTAAGTAAAGATGAATAATTATTACGTTTATAGTCATAACAATATTGAGACAGGTAAATGTTTTTATATAGGAATTGGTAAAGGAGATAGGGTTTTTGATGGTGGTTCTAAACGAAATAGAGATTGGAGAAAATATGTTTGGGATAATAACGGATATAAATTTCAGATTCTTGTTAATGGAATATCAAAAGAAAAAGCTCTTAATATTGAAAGATTGTGCATCAATAAAATAGGTTTAGAAAATTTATGTAATATAGTTGGTGAGGGTGGTAATAGCACTGCTTTTAAAAAAGGTCAGATAGCTTGGAATAAAGGATTGAAAAATGCACAAGCAGTATCAAGTAAAAAGGTAATGTATGAAAATAAAATATTTGAGTCTGTTCAAGATTTAAGAAATTATTTAAAAATAAGTCAAACTACTTATTATAGAAGAATAAGCAAGGGAACACTATCGGTTCAATATGTTTAAGGTAACTACGGCAATTAAAAAAATTCTCAAATTACAAAAGAGAATTAAAATAATTCAAGGTGGAACGTCTGCGGGAAAGACATTTTCAATCCTTCCGATACTGATAGACAAATGCACCAAAGAAAAGGGCTTAGAAGTCTCCGTAGTAGCTGAGACGATACCTCACTTACGAAGAGGTGCGCTAAAAGACTTCCTGAAAATAATGCGTTGGACTAATCGCTACTTTGACGATAGGTTTAACAAGACGCTACTCAGATACGATTTTGCTAACGGCAGTTCGATAGAGTTCTTCTCAGCTGACGATGCTTCTAAACTGAGAGGTGCGAGACGTGACATCCTGTACATTAACGAGTGCAATAATGTAACATTCGAGGCATACAATGAATTAGCTATCCGTACAAAGCGAGAGGTTTACTTGGACTTTAATCCTGCTAATGAGTTTTGGGTACATAAGGAACTGAAAGACGAACCTGACACGGACTTCATCATCTTAACCTACAAAGATAACGAAGCATTAGACGAATCAATAGTAAGCCAAATAGAAAAGAACAGAGAGAAAGCAGCTACGAGTTCTTATTGGGCAAATTGGTGGCGTGTGTACGGACTTGGTGAGGTGGGTAGTCTTGAGGGAGTGGTGTTCAATAATTGGAAAGAGATAGACACAATACCTGACGAAGCTAAGTTGGTAGGTATTGGACTTGACTTTGGTTACACGAATGACCCTACGGCAGCGATAGGAATCTATAATTGGAACGGAAAACGAATAGTAAACGAAATTGTTTACCGTACAGGAATGGTTAACTCGGACATTGCTCAGGTACTTCCGTCAGGCGTTGTTATTTACGCTGATAGTTCCGAGCCTAAATCAATCGAGGAAATCAGACGCTACGGAAAGACGATAAAAGGAGTAACGAAAGGTAAAGACTCTATCAACTACGGAATAGACGTTATGCAAAGACAGGAATACTTAGTTACCAAATCAAGTACAAACCTAATCAAAGAGCTTCGAAGTTATTGTTGGGATGTCGACAAGCAAGGAGTCAGAATGAACAAACCTATCGACCACTTCAATCACGCTATTGACGCACTACGTTATCACGAGATGGAAGCACTCGGATTAAAATCAAACTATGGACAATACGCAATCCGATGAGCTGCCTAAAATGATTAGGGTAGTCGAACAATATATCAAAGACAAGACAGGTAGAAATGTCAAGATTGTATTCAATGACCTGTTTAATGTGCGCAGACACACTCAAATGTTGGCTCAGGCTTATGCGTATGTGTTACAAAAAGACGAATCACAAGTTAAATAAATATGGAAGTACAAATCAAAGTTCCTACTGACCTAAACGAAATACCACTAAAGCACTATCAAGACTTCTTGAAGGTGCAACGAGACTCTACTGACGAAGAGTTTATAGCTCAGAAGATGGTAGAGATATTCTGCGGAATACGATTAGCAGAGGTAGCAAAAATTAAACTCACTTCCTTAAATGAACTAATAGCACACTTCACAAAATTGTTTGAGCAGAAACCTAAATTCACACCGACATTTAAGATTGGAGATTTAGAGTTCGGCTTCATTCCTGAACTTGAGGAGATTACATTCGGTGAGTATGTTGATTTAGATTCTCATTTGCAGAGTTGGGATAACTTCCATAAGGCGATGGCGGTTTTGTACAGACCTATCAAAACACGAAGAGGAGAAAAGTACGACATCAAAGACTACGACCCAAGCGTAGATATGCAAGAACTAATGAGATTCGCTCCGTTAGACATTTGCATCTCAGCTTCGCTTTTTTTTTGGACTTTAGAAAGCGAATTACTTCAAGCTACCCTGAACTATTTGGAGAAGCAGATGAAGAAGGACAAGAGCCTATCGCAGACTTTAGCGAAACAACTCAATTTAGCAAAAGATGGGGATGGTATCAGTCGCTTTATGCAATCGCTAAAGGAGACATCACTAAGTTTGACGAAATCACCAAATCAAGACTTACTCGGTGTCTTACCTATCTCACGTTCGAGAAACAAAAAAACGAAATTGAAAGAAGACAACTTGAAAGACAACTAAGACGATGAAAGGATTTTACGATATAACAACCAAACTCAAAGACCACTTTATTGCTGACCCTATTGTTAACACGGTAACTGAGGGAGACATCTTCGAGGTGGACTTAAACAAGCAGACTATCTTTCCGCTTGTGCATATGATTGTCAATAACGCATCGTTTGAAACTAATGTCGTGCGTTTTAACATTTCATTGTTAGCAATGGACATCGTTGACATCAGCAAGAAAGCAACGACTGACGTGTTTCGAGGCAACTCAAATGAGCAAGATGTACTCAACACTCAATTAGAGGTCTTAAACCGAGCGTATGCGCTAATGCTACACGGAAACTTGTGGGATGATAAATATGTTGTTGACGGAAATCCTAGCTGCGAGCCATTTACCGAGCGTTTCGAGAACTATTTAGCTGGTTGGACTATGACTTTTGATGTGCTAATTCCTAACGAGGTAACCATCTGCTAATGGCACGAAAGTTTACATTTACTACTCAGGTATACGACAAAAAGACGGACTTTCCCGCTACTGGAGATGTCGACGTCATTTATATAGATGCCAGTACAAACAAAGCTTATCGATACGATGAATCTTACTACAATATTTCTTCCTCTAATGTCAATGTTTGGGGTGCTTTAGGTAGCATCTCAAAAGGAGGAACAGGAGCTTCTTGGGGAAGTATCACAGGAACGCTTTCAAGTCAAACAGATTTACAAACCGCTTTAGACGCTAAACAAAACACATTAGTATCAGGAACAAACATAAAGACAATAAATTCAACGTCTTTACTTGGAAGCGGAGATGTGGCAGTTCAACCCACTTTGGTAAGTGGCACAAATATTAAAACGATTAACGGAAGTTCAGTTTTAGGTAGTGGAAATTTGTCAATAAGCGGCGGATTGCAAGGGATTTCTAACATAGTTCCAATAGTTAGTGGCGATATCATAAGCCCTGCAATTATTTGCACAGCAAACACAAACGCTACTTCAGTTGCTAATAGAATGACTTTCGTTCCGTTTATTGTGGCAAACGATTTAACGATATCAAATTTATTCTTTTCGGTAAATGCCGCTGGAATTGGTGCAAATGGTAGGATTTTAATTTATTCAGATTTAAACGGAAAGCCCTATTCAAAATTATATGAAAGTTCAAATTTAGATTGCTCCACAACGGGTTCAAAAACAACATTAACTTCATTTACTTTTAATGCTGGAACAATTTATTGGATATGTTTTCATTGTGGTACTGTTACATTTACTGTATATAGTTATCAAAATACTGGATTGTACGCAATAAAAAGTACTGGTGCATCGCAAGTTTTTGGATATTATTATTCGGCAACAATAGGAAGTGCACCCGCAACAATAACAAGTGGACTTGTAAATAATGGGCTTACAACAACACCAGCTATATTTTTAACAAAAGCTTAAAACTATGCCACAAATAAGAAACGAAATATACGACGATAACGGATTAGTCAGAGTTGAGTTTATAGAAATAGACGAACCAACTCCGCAGGAATTAATAGCTCAAAAAGAAGCTGAGTTACTTGCCGCATTTGAGGAATTGAAACGCTTAAAAGGTGAGTAATGCAGAAGACTGAAGTCCAAAAGGAATTAGAACACTTTAGAGACTACGTTGTTAGTCAATCGAGGCGTAATCTTTCGAGGCTTAAAAAGAACTCGTCTAAACGCTTGTATCAATCTATAAAGGGTGACGTAAAAACTCACCCTAATAGCTTTGAAATGACTTTCTCAATGGAAGATTACGGAGTGTTCCAAGACGCAGGTGTCAGCGGTAAGAAGAAGAAGTACAATACGCCGTACTCTTACAAATCTAAAATGCCACCGCCAAAGGCTTTCGACAAGTGGATAGTTCGCAAAGGATTGACGCCAAGAGATGCCAGCGGTAAGTTCAAAAGTCGCAAAGGATTGTCTTATGCTATTGCACGTAGTGTGTTTATGAACGGCATCAAACCGAGTTTGTTTTTTACTAAGCCATTCGAAGCTGCGTACAAAAGATTACCTGAGGAACTCGTAGAAAAATACGGATTAGACGCTATCAAGTTATTCAATGAACAAGTAGACCAAATAATAAAACAAAATGGCTAACATAAACGCAAGGAGTCCTTACATCGTAACAATAAACGAAACAGGGCAAATAGAAACGAAATTAGAAATATACCTTTGGAATGGAACAGGCTCAATGCCTACTTCGCCTTCATACACGCTTTCTAAGCTCATTCCGTCTTCGAATAATCCTGCAACTTACTACGACATCAGTCCGTACATCAGGGAGTACATATCACACGCATCATTGCAGACGATTACTACAATCATTACGGCAACTCCTTCAGCTCAATGGTGCAACGTAGGCTTAAAGTTATTTAAGAAAGTAACAACAAGTTTTGTTCAGGTAGGTGCTACACAAACGCACTTTGGTTTAGATGGCTACGGATTTTACTTGGATGGTTCGAATCCTGCGTTAGGTAACTACTTACTCAGTCCGTCAACCTACACTTACAACTATAATCTTTCAGGCGAGTACGGATGGCTAACGCTTTACACAGGTAGTGGAAACTCGGTCAAATACACAAACCTATCCACAGGGGCAACCAATACCACAGGATTGACTAATAATGTTTGGCGTGATGTTCCAAGAGTTTACGCTCCTTACGCTGCGGTAGGAAACAAATTAGAAATCGTTGACGGCTCAGCTAACGTGCTTTTTACGGCTACGTTTGTACCTCAAGAGGAATGTAAATATACTCCTGTTCAAATTGACTTCGTAAACAAGTTTGGTGCTTGGCAACGTGAGTGGTTTTTCAAAGCATCTTACAACGGATTGAGCGTTGAAAACACGGAGTATAACTTAATGCCTGAAAGTTACCCTGCATACGACACCAAAGAAGGTCAGAGAAAAGTATTTAATGCTAATGGAAAGGAAACTATCCGAGTAAACACCGATTGGGTATCTGAGAGCTTCAATGAAGTTATTAAGCAAATGATGCTAAGTGAAAGAATCTTGATTGACAAGAAAGCAGCCAAGCTAAACACGAAATCCGTAGACCTAAAGAAATCTATCAACACAAGTTTGATTAGCTACGAGATGGAATTTGAATACGCATACGACACCATTAATTCAGTAGTGTAATGAACAGAAGCGTACAACTATACATCGAAGGTCAGCGCATTGAACTCTTCAACGATGAGACTATCAACGTAACATCGTCAATTCAAAATGTCCAAGACCTATCTAAAACCTATACTGACTTTTCGCAAGGATTTACAGTACCTGCCAGTTCACACAATAACGCAATCTTTGAGCACTGGTATCAGTCAGATGTCAACGCAACAACCGACCCGAATCTACGCAAAGACGGATTCATAGAAATCGACTTAACAACATTCAGAAAGGGAAAGATACAATTAGACGGAGCAGTAATCACAAACGGAAAACCAAGCGCATACAAAATAACTTTCTACGGAGAAGGCGTAACGCTTAAAGATTTGTTCGGAGAGGATTTACTTTCAGATTTGGACTATACGGCACTGTCTCACAATTTTACTTCTGCGCAGGTTATTTTACGCATTGAAGACAATACAAACGCTTACGATGTGAAGTATCCTCTAATCACGTCTAATCGCATTTGGGAGTATCAGGCTACACCTGTAAACATACCTTTACCGAATTGGTTAGTAGCTACCATAACTCAGAACGATATTCACACGACATCAGGAGCGATAAATAAAGACGAACTATTCCCTGCGGTTAGAGTTACCAAGATTCTTGAAGCCATCGAAGCAAAATACGGAATTACCTTCAACGGTACATTTCTAACTGACGAACGCTTCACTAAATTGTTCTTATGGTTTAAGGGTAAGGAAACGCTTGTCAAAACTTCATACGGATACTCGCTGACGTCTACTTCGGTTGTTCCTACGTTTACAAATTACGATTTAACACAACGCTACACTTCAGCAACTAACACGGTAAACTTTATTGAACTTTCAGGTGTAATTACGCACCGCCTGATTTATAATATAACGTCAACTACAAGCTCAGAAAATTACTTTATTGACATTTACCAAAACGGAAACTTATATAACACGATTACAGGATTCGGAACGGGTACTTATACCATTGCAGATATTGCACAGGTGGTAGGATTAGATGTTGACTACACTATCAAAATACGGACTACAGGAACAAATACAATCGGCTCTAACTTAGTTTACGAAGTTGACTACATAACGACAGGCTCTGTAAACACGGACTACCTGACAATCACTTATTCGTCTTTAGCTACGTCTTTACAAATTGACCTATCCGCCAATGCTCCTGTAATGAAAGTAGCAGATTTCTTAAAAGGAATTATGCTGATGTTCAATATGACCATTTACTCAGTAAAGGATAACGAGTATTGGCTTGAGCCGTTAGACGATTGGTATTCAAAAGGCGCAGTTGTAGACATTACTCAACACACGGATGTTACTTCCATCGAGATGGAGCGTATGCCACTTTACAAAAAAATACAATTTAAGTTTACAGATTCTGAGTGCTTCCTGAACAAGAACTTTTCTCAAACTTACAACCGAAACTACGGAGACACGACTTATCAATATAATTACGATGGCGGTGAGTTCACTATCGAAGTTCCTTTCGAGAATTTATTACAAACCAAATACAACGGAACGCAAGACCTACAAATCGGCTACTCGCTTAATGGAGAGTTTTCGCCATACGTACCGAAACCTGTTTTGTTGTACCAATATGACAACCAAGTAACGGACTTTAAGTTTGTTCTCGATGGTGGAGGTCACGCAACAATTTTAAATTACACGCCATTCGGTCAGGACTTGTTTTTCAACAATTCAGATATAACGCTAAACTTTGCTCCTGAGACATCAACGATGCTGAACTATCCCGTACAAAATACGCAGTTCAGTCAGTATTATTTTTCATACTTATACAACCTTTACAACCTGAAGCAACGATTGGTCAACGTAAAGACGAACCTACCTACGAGCCTACTTACAAATCTTCAATTAAACGATAGGTTAATCATCCGAGACAAACGATACATCATTAACGAAATGAAGTCTAATTTAAATACTGGCGATGTAGACTTTCAATTGATTTTAGATTTTAGACCGATTATCAACTCAACTATCCCACAACCTAAAACAGGTACTGAGGGCGGTAACGTAAACTATCCAATCAACCTTCCAAATGATTCTTACGAGGCTAATTTGTTCTGCGACAATTCCGATGTAACCTTTTCGGTAAATCCTGTAGAGAGTTCTCAGATAGTTCAGATAGGTATTCCTACAGGTTCAGCAGGTACGGTTTATACAATTCGAGTAGACTATAGTTATTTAAATGGAACTACATCCACAGAATATTTTAACATCTTCCAATGATACAACAAATAGTCGCAATGCTACAGTTAGATGACTTTTACGGAAACACGGAAGCCATAGACATTGCAAAGGGTAAATACAAGCTACACACGTCTCTGAAGAAAGCAATTAAACAAGGTAAAAGAGAACTCATAAACAAACGAAATGGCAGAGACTAAAACAGTAAATCTTGACGTAAAAACAAACTTAGGCTCTTTAAAAAGTCAACTAAGACAAGCTCAGGCGGAAGTTGCTGCACTATCTGATAAATTTGGTGCAACATCAGCAGAAGCTGCTAACGCTGCAAAGAGAGCTGCGGAGTTAAAGGATAGAATAGAAGATGCTAAGAACCTGACTGATGCGTTTAATCCTGATGCCAAGTTTAATGCTTTAAGTCGTTCTATTGGTGGAGCATTAGACGGATTCCAAGCATTTGAAGGTGCTATAGGTTTGGTTGGTGTAGAAAGTGAAGCCTTACAAAAGACATTGCTTAAAGTGCAGTCAGCGATGGCATTGTCTCAAGGTATTCAGGGAGCAATGGAGGCTAAAGATAGCTTCGTTCAATTAGGTGCAGTTGTTAAAAATGCTTTTGCAGGTATGACAACGGCTTCAAAAATATTTACTTCAGTAGGTATTTTAGCTTTGGTTAGTGGTCTTGTCTATTTAATGCAAAACGTCAAGCAAGTTACAAGAGCATTTGAAGATTTTACAGATTGGTTAGGATTTACTAATAACGCTGCTATTCGAAATGCAAAAGTAGTTGAAGATAATGCAAAGAGAATTTCTAGGGCTAATGACACGGTAATAGCATCTTCCAAAAAACGAAGCGAAGCAACTTCGAGATATTACGATAATGAAATTGCATTAGCTCAAATAAATAGCAAAGACACTACTAAACTTGAGATTGAAAAAAGCGAAAAATTAAGCAAACTATCAGCAGATAGATATGCGGCAGCTTATGATGAACTCGAAAGTCTCAAAGGGAATAACAAGAAATATGCAGTAGAAAGACGGAGAGAATTAAAACAACAAATAGAAGAAGAAAGAGCAACTCTGCAACAAGAACGCTACACTAGAGAACAATTACGAGCGCAAGACAAGAAAGATAGAAGCGACGCTTACAAAGAGCGTAGAAGTGAATCTGCGAAATTTGCGGCAGAAGCTAAAAGAAATGCTATCGAGCAGCAACAAGAATTAGATAAAGCATTAGAAGATATTGCTGAACAAAATTACTTGAACTCGCTATCGGAACAAGATAGAGAAATTAGATTAGTTCAGGATAAATATTTTGAACTAGAAACACGAGCTAAAGGAAACGCAGATGCTTTAAAAGAGATAGAAATTGCTAAACTCAATGAAATAAATGATATTAATCTAAAATATCAGGATATTGCTTATAAGCAACAAGAAGAAGCAAGAGAAAAAGAAAAAGAAGCCAAAGCAAAAGCTGATGCAGATAAAATAGAAGCTGAAAAGGCAGTTGCCGAAACAATGGCTGCAATACGTGAAGCAGACTTTAATAACATTTTTGCAGGAATAAACTTAGTTAAAAATCTATTTGAGAATAACAAGAAAGTTCAAGCAGCAGCATTAATAGCGGAAAATGCAGTTAGTATAGCAAAAACAATTCTAAGTACAAAAGCAGCTAACCAAGCAGCAAGAGCGCAAGGAACGGCTTTGGCAATTACATCAGGAGGTGCGTCAGTTGCTGCCGCTGAGGCATTAATTATTAGAAACAACATTGGAGCAGGTATATCTATTGCAGCACAAATTGCAGCAACTGCTAAAGGTTTATCAGCATTAAAAGCAGGTGGCTCTCCGTCAGGTGGTGGTGGTTTGTCAGAAGGCGGAACAGGTGGTGGTGGTAATACACCAAACTTTAATGTGGTAGGCAATTCAGGATTCAATCAGCTTGCTCAAATTCAGCAAACTCCTGTACAAGCATTCGTAGTTTCAGGAGAGGTAACATCCGCTCAGGCACTTGACCGCAACAGAATCAAAAACGCAACATTGTAGAACTAAAAAGTTGAATAGATATGCTTAATGTAATTGAATTAATAATCGACCCTAAGGACTCACAAAGCGGAATTGATGCCGTGAGTGTAGTCGAATCTCCTGCCATTGAGGAGAACTTCATCGCACTATCAAAACACGAAGTAGAACTCAAAGAAGTTAACGCAGAGAAACGCATCTTAATGGGTGCTGCTCTTATCCCTAACAAGAAAATCTATCGAGTTAACTCAAAAAAAGAGGAATACTACATCTATTTTTCAGAAGACACCGTGCGTCAGGCTATGGAATTATTCTTTAAAAACGGAAACCAATCGAATGCTACATACGAACACAAAGACGCAGTGAAAGGAATGACCGTTGTAGAGTCTTGGTTGATTGAGGATGAGGTACACGACAAGTCTAAGAAGTACGGATTTAGCTTACCGAAAGGAACTTGGATGATTTCTATGAAAGTTGATAACGATGAGGTGTGGCAAGACGTAAAAGACGGAAAGGTCAAAGGCTTCTCAATCGAGGGTTACTTCGCTGACAAGTTAGAAATGTCATTAGAGCAAAAGAAAAAGCAAGACCTTATCGAGCAACTTAGAGACCTACTCAAACTCGAATCATATACTGACTATCCTGAAGCTGCTAAGGAAAATGCAAAAATTGCTATTAGATACGCAGAAGAAAACGGATGGGGTGATTGCGGAACTGCAGTAGGTAAGCAAAGAGCAAATCAACTCGCAAACGGAGAACCCATTTCGGAAGATACTATCGCAAGAATGGCTGCATTTGAACGTCATCGTCAAAACTCGGATAAAGAACTCGGAGATGGATGTGGCAGATTAATGTGGCTCGCTTGGGGTGGCGATGAAGGTATCGCTTGGGCGCAACGTAAATTAGAACAAATCAGAAATAAATAAACTATGAACAATATATTAAACAAAATCGCTCAGATGGAGCGTAATGCAGAGGAGTTAAATCTTGCTTCTCACAAAGTAGAGTTAGCATTGTTAGATGAGTTATCAAATCTAAATATGGAAGGCGGTTCTCTTTTGGTATTACAAGCTCAACAAATGGCTGCATTTGAAAAATTAGAAAAATCTATCTCCATAAATAAAAAAGGTTTAGCAGAGGCTGAAAGAGGTTTGAAAGCTGCTCAGGATTTAGGAGAGCCTAAGACTATTGAGATATTTAAAAATTGGGTTAAAACATTTAGCAATGACATTCAACGTGCTGAGAAAGGTAAAAAACTTGTTGCACAACTTGATAACATTTAAACACGAACAAATGAAAGAGAAATTCAAAACACCAAGCAAAGCAAGTCCTCGTGCAGGTAGCAAAAGAGGTTGCCTATGTGAAGACGGAACATACTCAACTAAATGTTGCGATGGAAGTTTACAAGCTCAAGGCATCGGTAAAACTGCTGAAGTAAACGAACCTGCTCCTACTCAAACTGAGAATAACGGAGTTAGGACTATCGTACGTCAAAACGGATAAAAATAAAACAAATATAAATCAAAACGTTTATTAAGTATGAATACTACAAAATCAGTTTACAATCGTTTGTTCGCAGAGGACAAAGTAGAACTCGCTTCAGAGCGTGTTGAATTAAATTTGATTGATTCAATGGCTCAAGAAGATTTAAAAATTCTTAAGATAACAAGTGATTATAGGGAAGAAGTAAAACAGTTTGAGAAAAATTTTAGAGTATTATTTAGAAAATATGCTCAACAAGAAAACGAAGTTAGAGATAATATAAAAAAATACTTAAATGAATACGATGCAAAAGCAAAGGAATTAGGCTTAGACATTAATTCAGTTGAAAAAGTTAAAAAATTACGAGATAAATTAAATAAAATGACAAATGTTGGAGAAATATATGACAGTATTACATTTAATATATCTTCAATGAAATAAATAAAAACAAATGAACGAAAAATCAATCTTAAACAAAGTCCGCACACTTTTAGGTTTAGAAGTGAAGTTGGAAACTATGAAACTTTCAGACGGAGTTTCTATGCTTGAAGCAGAATCTTTTGAAGCAGGTCAACCTGTATTCATCCTAACCGAAGACGAACAACGCATCCCACTTCCTGTTGGTGAGTATGAGTTAGAAGATATGCGTGTTTTGGTAGTTATCGAAGAAGGTGTTATCGCTGATGTTCGTGAAGCTGCTGAACCTGAAGTTGAAGTAGAAGTAGAAGCACCTGAAGCAGAAGCTCCTGCAGTTGAGGAAGAAGTTGCTGCATCTACCGAAGCTCCACAAGCTAAAAAAATCGTTGAGTCTATCGTTAAAGAATCTTTCTTCAGCGAAATGGAAGCACTTAAAAAAGAGAATGCGGAATTGAAAGCTAAACTTTCAGCACAAACTACTGAGGTTGCAGAAGAAGTTGCACCGGTTGAATTGAGCGAAGAGCCTAAGCCTATTTCTTTCAATCCTGAAAACACACAAGCTACTGACGTATTCAAGTTCGCTTCTAAAAGAAATGCGACTACTATGGATACTGTTCTTAGCCGTATCGCAAATATTAAATAAATTACTAACTAATTAAAAATCAATAAGTTATGCCTACGAGCACTTCAATCACTACAACGTATGCCGGCGATTTTGCCGGAAAATACATTGCTGCAGCTTTATTGTCTGCACCAACTCTTGACAAAGGCGGTATCACAATTATGCCTAACGTCAAATATAAGCAAGTTATCAAGCGTGTTGCTACTGATGGTATCATCAAAAACGCTACTTGTGACTTTGACCCTACGTCAACAATTACTCTTACTGAGAAAATCCTTCAGCCTGAGTCTTTCCAAGTTAACTTACAACTTTGTAAAACTGACTTCCGTTCAGATTGGGATGCTATCCAAATGGGTTACTCTGCATTTGACGTTCTTCCTAAATCTTTCGCTGACTTCCTTATCGCACACGCTGCTGAGAAAGTTGCCGCAGGTATGGAGACTTCAATTTGGCAAGGTGTTAACGCTACGGCAGGCGAGTTCGCAGGTATTATGACTCAGTTGACTACTGATGCAGCTCTTCCTGCTGCTCAAGAGGTTGCAGGTACAACTGTTACTGCTGCTAACGTAATCACAGAGCTTGGTAAAATCGTTGACGCTTGTCCTGCTGCTCTTTACGGAAAAGAAGATTTGACTCTTTACGTTTCTTCTAACATCTATCGTGCTTATGTACGTGCATTGGGTGGCTTCGCTGCTTCAGGTGTAGGTGCTAATGGTTACGATAACAAAGGTACTAACCAACAACTTGGTGATGTTTACTTTGATGGTGTTCGTGTATTTATGGCTAACGGTCTTGCTGCTAACACCGCATTGTTGACTCAAAAATCTAACCTTTACTTTGCTACAGGTCTTCTTTCTGACTTGAACGAAGTTAAAGTATTGGATATGGGTGACATCGACGGTTCACAAAACGTACGCGTAGTTATGCGATTTACTGCTGACGCTAAATACGGTTTTGCTTCTGACGTTGTTACTTACGGAATCACAAACTCTGCTAACTAATAATTAGTCAACTCAAATAATCAGGGAGGGGTACGACGCTCCTCCCTTTTTTATAACTTTTAAAACTTAAAAATATGTCTTGTGATTTAGCAAATGGTCGCTTAGAAGTATGTAAAGATGCCGTTGGTGGTATCGATGCGGTTTACTTCGTTAACTACAATGACTACACTTCTATCACTTATGATGCTGTTAATACTGACGTTATCGATTCAGTAGCAGGTGTAGCTTCTCTCTACAAATACGAACTCAAAGGAACTAACTCTTTTGAGCAAGTCGTAAACTCTTCTCGTGAAAACGGAACTACATTCGTTGAGCAAACTTTAACAATGACTTTAAAGAAGCAAGATGCTACTACACACAAGTCAGTTAAATTGTTAGCTTACGGACGTCCTCACGTTATCATTCGCAACCGCAACAATCAATTCTTTTTCGCAGGTCTTGAACACGGAATGGAATTGACTACTGCAAACGTATCTAACGGAACTGCAATGGGTGACCTTAATGGATATACATTGACTTTCGTAGGTCAAGAGCAATTGCTTGCAAACTTAATCGATGTATCTACTGAATCAGCTTTAGCTACTGCTTTTGGTTCTGCTACTATCGTAACTGCTTAATCGTTTTCTTCATAGCGTGTAAAGAGGGTGGCTTTGGCTGCCCTTTTTGCATTTAAAACAAATCGCTACAATCTTAGTTACTTTATTATGATTGTACTAACGACATCTACATCCGCACAAACCTTCTCTTTTATTCCAAGAGACATACCTACATCAATGGTAATTACGGATGACCAAACAAACACACCTGTAACGGTAGCTATCACATCGCAAACTCAAGGCGGATATGTGCATACTTTGACTGCTACTTTCGCTTTAAAAGAAGGACATTTTTACGATTTGGTACTTTACAAAAACACGGACATCGTTTATAAGGATAGAATCTTTTGTACTGACCAAAACATCGTTTCATTCTCCGTAAACAACGGACAATATACATCTAACACTACATCAAATACGTTCATAGTTTATGAGTAACAACGTACACGTCTTAAACCTATCTGCATACACTACTCCCGTCATTCAAGAGAGTAAGCGTGATGCGTGGGTTGACTTTGGAGAAGACAATAACTACTACTCTTTCCTCTTGGATAGATACACGAACTCCACTACAAACAACGCAATCATTAATAACATCTCACGTCTTATCTATGGTCGTGGCTTATCTGCAGTCGATGCTTCCCGTAAGCCTAATGAGTATGCTGCTGCTATGGCAATGTTCTCAAAAGAGTGCTTGCGTAAGATTGCTCTTGACCGCAAAATGCTTGGTCAGTTCGCTATCCAAGTACACTACAACGACAAACACGATAGAATCTTAAAAGCGTTTCACATTCCTGTGAATCTTTTGCGTGCTGAGAAGTGTAATAAAGACGGAGAAATTGAAGCCTACTACTATTCTGACGATTGGACTGACGTAAAGAAATACGTTCCTAAAAGAATCCCTGCTTACGGATATTCTAAAGAGAAGATTGAGATATTATTCTCGAAGCCTTACGCAGTAGGAATGAAGTATTACGCTTATCCTGACTATCAAGGTGCAGTACCTTACGCACTTTTGGAGGAGGAAATAGCCGATTATTTAATCAACGAGGTTCAAAACGGATTCTCAGGAACTAAGGTGGTCAACTTTAATAATGGAGTGCCTACTGAGGAGCAACAATCAATCATTACAAACAAGGTTTTAAGTAAACTTACAGGCTCTAAAGGTCAGAAAGTAATCGTAGCGTTCAACGACAATATGGACACTAAAACTACGGTTGACGATTTACCTTTGAATGATGCTCCTGAACACTACACATATTTATCTGAGGAGTGTATGCGTAAGATAATGCTCGGACATAATGTAACATCTCCGCTTCTTTTTGGTATTGCAGGTGCTAACGGATTCTCGTCTAACGCTGATGAGCTTCAAAACTCGTTTATATTATTTAACAATATGGTGATTAAACCGCTTCAGGATGAAATACTTGAAGCCTTAGACACTATCTTGTCATTTAACGGAATATCTCTCAACTTATTCTTTAAGACGCTTAAACCTCTTGAATTTACCGATTTGGAGAACGCTCAAAACCAAGAGCAAGTAGCTGAGGAAACAGGAACTGAACTAAGCAAACACGAACCTCTCGATAATGAGATAGCAAATGCACTCATTGAGTGCGGAGAAGAGCCTAACGAAAATTGGCTTCTAATAGACGAATTCCCTGTTGACTATGATAATGACGATGCAGAGAACGAACTACTCTCTAAAGAGCCTAAAAAGAGCTTATTCTCAAAGTTAGTAGAGTTGGTAAGTACAGGAACTGCAAATCCAAACGCTAAATCTGAGCAAGACGAAAGCATTGACGGATTCAAGTTCATCACTCGTTATGTTTATGCAGGAGAAACGTCTTCTAAATCTCGTCAGTTCTGCCAAAAGATGATTGGTGCTAATAAGATTTACCGCAAGGAAGATATTATGCGTATGAACACAATGCAAGTTAACGCAGGATGGGGTCCTCAGGGCGCACCTACTTACGATGTGTGGTTATACAAAGGCGGTGGTAATTGTCATCACCGTTGGAACAAGCAAGTATATGCAAGTTTTGAAGGCGCAGGAATCGACGTAAATTCTCCTAAGGCTAAAAAAATCGCATCTGCTAAAGCTGAGAAATACGGATACAAAATTAAGAATGATAAATTAGTGTCTACTCGACCTGTTGATATGCCTTACAATGGCTTTTTACCAACCAATCCTATATACGGCAAATAATGGCAACTGCACTATTAGTTACAAGAGAAGATATTGTCAAGTTTACCGCAGTCAATGGTAATACTGACGTGGACAAGTTCGTGCAATTTGTCAAAATCGCTCAAGACATACACATTCAAAACTACTTAGGTACAAAGTTACTTCAGAAGATTCAGGCAGATATTATCGCAGGTACACTTACTGGAAACTATCAATCGTTAGTAGAGACTTACGTAAAGCCAATGCTAATCCATTGGACTCTTGTTGAGTATCTTCCTTTCGCTGCTTACACAATTGCTAACAAAGGTGTCTACAAGCATTCGTCTGAGAATAGCGAAAACGTAGAAAAAAACGAAGTAGACTTCTTAATCGAGAAGGAACGTCAGATTGCTCAGCACTATACTGAAAGATTCATTGACTACATCTGCTTCAATAATGATTTATTCCCTGAGTACACTACGAACTCAAATGGGGATATGTATCCTGATAGCTCAAACAATAGAATAAGTTGGTATCTATGAGAACACGAACAAAGGTAGGAACGTATAAACCAAAACAAGAGAACATTGAGAAGCTCCGTGTTTTTCTAACTAAACTAAACAAAGATGGCAAATAGCATAGATTGGGGAGAGGGTGTACTCAACGTTATTAGTTGGGGTGCTGACGGTCAAATAAACGGACTTGAAGTAACTAACTTACTCGCTGAGAATGGCGCGTTTTTGTTTACTGAGAGCGACGATATTTTAGTAACTGAAACTACATTCAATGCAGGTGGCTTTGGTGCAGCTTACGACTTTTCGTGGGGTGGAGAAACATTATTAGAAAGATAAAAAATAAAATATGGCAGAAGTAAAAATTTCGGAATTAACGGCAGGTAGCACATTAGATGGTACTGAATTAGTTCCTATTGTGCAAGGAGGCGCAACAGTAAAAATGACTACACAAGACATCGCTGATTTAGGCGGCGGTGGTGGCGGAGGCAGTTTGCAAGGTTTATACAACGTTTATGGTTCTATTGCAAATACTAGTCAAGGAATAGACGCATCTATAAGCGCAAGTACATCAGCAACTATCAGTACGAATACAAACATACTTTATTTAAACCCATTCACACCAAATAAGACAATAACATCAGCTAGTTTACGTATAAACGTTGCAACATCTGGAGTTGGTTTAAATTCGAGAATTTTAATTTATTCCGATTTAAACGGGTTCCCAAATACAAAACTTTACGAAAGCGCTAATTTAGATTGTTCAACAACTGGAATAAAAACAGCAGTAACATCA